AGATTGATCGTCTTCAGGGCATCATCAAGACGCTGCACTCGATCGCCCAGAAGGACGTGCTTGTAGGGGTTCCCGATAGTGCGCCGGAGCGTGATGACGATGCCGAGTATTCCAATGCTCAGATCGGATATGTCATGGAGTTCGGCTCCCCGCCGAACAACATTCCCGCTCGTCCTCACCTGATACCGGGTGTCGAAGCGATCGAGGAACAGGCCGCCGGTATTCTCAAGCGCGGTGGTCAACGTGCTTTGGCGGGGGATGCACAGGCCGTGGACCAATCCTTGCATACGGCCGGGCTGCTGGCGGTCAATTCCGTGCGCAAAACAATCCAGGAAGGCGACTTCGTGCCCCTGGCGCCCTTGACCATCAAAAAGCGCTTGGCGGCCGGCAGAACCGGCGATAAGCCGCTTTTGGACACCGGCCAGTACCGAAACTCGCAGACCTACGTGGTCAGGAAAAAGGACAAATAGCCATGACGACTTGGCAACCAATAGAGAATGCGCCTAAAGATGGGTCGCTGGTTGATCTTTGGGTGTCAGGCCCCCGAAACCGCGGGTCCCGTATAGCGGATTGCTGGTATCAAGGTGGCAAATGGGTCCATAACTACGGTAGAGATGGCGAACTTGAGGCGAGGGATATGGTTGGCGATGTGCCAACCCATTGGATGCTTGCGCCATCTGCACCAGAGGGCTAGAAAATGCCGCTACTCGACGTTACTGAGGTGCTGCTGGATCCCGATTTCCTGGATACCTCGCTGATTTGCACCCGTCAGACGCAGACCACCAACGAGTACGGTGAAGCTGTGAATGCGCAAGAGGTCATCCCCTTCTCTGGGGTGGTGACGAGTGACCAGGGGGATATCCTCGACCGGATCGCGGAAGGCAGTCGGATCAAGGGTTCCATCCTGATCTGTACCAAGTTCACCCTCATTCCCGGTACTGCTGGGCGTGATGCTGACCTGGTTACGTGGCAGGGGCGCCAGTACACGGTGTCCAACGTCAACGACTACACAACCTATGGTCCTGGCTTCGTAGAGGCGATATGCGACCTCATTCCGTTGCAGGGGTAAGGCATGGCCAATACATCAGCAACCGGGGGCTATCTTGCCCCTGTGGTGCCTACGCCGCCGACCCAGGATCAGCAGCTTGATCGGCTGTTGCAGGCCTATTTCAAGGGCCTGACCGGGATCGACGGGCAGTATGTACGACCCAGGTGGCAACCGACTGTGCCTAAGCAGCCAGAGCCGAGTGTGGATTGGGTGGCGTTCGGCATCATGGAAACGCGGTCCGAGGACTTCCCGACCATCCGGCATAACGGCGCCGGGGATGGTTCTGATACCCTCCAGCGGCAGCAGGAATTGCGGGTTCTGTGTTCGTTCTACGGGCCGAACTCCATGCAGTACGCAGATCTGGCGCGAGACGGCGCTTATGTGCAGCAGAACAATGAAACGCTGAAGCTTGCTGGGCTGACGCTCATCGAGTCTGGACCTTTGCGCCAGGCGGCCGATTTCTATAACCAGCAGTGGATCAGGCGGTGGGATCTGTCCTTCAGGTTCCGGCGCATGATCGTTCGCACCTACCCGGTGCTGAACATCCTGGAAGCCCGGGGCGATATAGAAGCAGACAACGGGTTGACGAATCCAATCAACGTCCCTTAGCCCGAACCAACACAACCGAGGCCCGCTTATAGCGGGCTTTTTCTTTTCTGGAGTATTCCATGGCTCAAGGATTGCCCGTCAGCGACGTGGTGAACGTGCAGATCGTCATGTCCCCGCTTGCTGCTGCTACCCGGGACTTCGGCGCCCTGATGATCGTCGGCACGTCGTCCGTGATCGACGTTCAGGAGCGCATCCGCCAGTACAGTGGTATTGATGGCGTGGCCAACGATTTCGGCACGACCGCGCCGGAGTACCTGGCCGCCAACTTTTTCTTCTCGCAATCGCCGCAGCCGTCTATTCTGTACATCGGGCGCTGGGCGCAGACAGCTACTGCCGGTCTGCTGCGTGGTGCGATCCTGACCAGCAGCCAACAGGCGATGTCGAACTTTACGAGCATCGCCAACGGCTCGATGAAGATCACCATCGACGGCACTACCAAGACGCTGACCGCGATTGACTTCTCGGCTCAGACCAACCTGAATGGTGTAGCATCGCAGATCAACGCCGGCCTGACTGGTGGCACGGTCACCTGGGATGGAGTGAACTCGCGCTTCGTGGTGACCAGCTCGACCACGGGCGCTACCTCGGCGGTTGGTTATGCCACCGCGCACACCAGCGGCACCGACATTTCGGCGCTGCTGGGTCTGACGCAAGCGCAATCGGCTGTGCCGGTGCCTGGCGCTGCGGCTGAGACGATGCTGGAGGCCTATCAAGCCCTGGGCAATGCCTCGACTTCCTGGTATGGCTCGATGACTGCCACCACGGCGACGGTTACCGATGCCGACCATCTGGCAGTCGGCGCCTACATCGAGTCGGCGAGCCCGACCCGGATCTATGGCATCACGTCGCAAAGCACCGCGATTCTGGACGGCACGCTGACCACGGATATCGCCAGCAAGCTCAAAGCGGCTAACCTGAAGCGCACTTTCATCCAGTACTCGTCCAGCTCGCCTTATGCGTCGGCTTCGCTGTACGGTCGTGCGTTTACGGTTAACTTCCAAGGCAACAACACGGTCATTACGCTCAAGTTCAAGCAAGAGCCGACCGTGACCGCTGAGAACCTCACCGCATCACAGGCGGCTGCGCTGAAGGCGAAAAACTGCAACGTCTTCGTCAACTACAACAACAACACGGCCATCATCCAGCAAGGCGTGATGACCAACGGGTACTTCTTCGATGAAGTGCACGGTACGGATTGGCTGCAAAACGACGTGCAAACGGCGGTCTACAACCTGCTGTACACCAGCACGACGAAGATTCCGCAGACGGACGGCGGCAATAACCAGATCGTCAACACGATCAACTCGCGCATGGACCAAGCGGTTACCAACGGCCTGGTTGCTCCTGGCCAGTGGAACGCCGATGGATTTGGTGCTCTGAACCGAGGTGATTACTTGTCGGCTGGGTATTACACCTACTGCCCGCCGGTTGCCTTGCAGTCTCAAGCGGACCGTGAAGCTCGCAAGTCGCCCACTATCCAGTGCGCGATCAAGCTGGCCGGCGCCGTCCATTTCGTGGACATCATCATCAACGTCAATCGCTAAGGGGTAGCAGATGACTCAGGCATATAGCTTTATCGATGTCAATGCCACCTTGGCTGGCCCGACTGGTGTGTTCGACCTGGGCTACGGCGCGGGTACGGCGGAAGAAGGCATCACCATCACGCCGGTGGGCGACAAGAACACCATGACCGTGGGTGCTGACGGCGAGTACATGCACTCGCTGCATGCGGACAAGTCTGGAACGGTGACTGTGCGGGTCCTGAAGACCAGCCCGGTCAATGCGAAGTTGCAGCTTGCCTACAACGCGCAGACGGCCAGCTCGTTGCTGCACGGTCAGAACATCATCACGGTTTCGATCACCGGGACTGGTGAGCAAGTGGTGTGCCGTGGCGTGGCGTTCAAGCGCCAGCCGGAAGCGGTGTACGCGAAGGAAGGCCAGATCGTCGAATGGACGTTCGACGCCGGCAAGATCGACAAGACGCAGGGGGTTTTCTAAATGAGTGACTTTGAATACGGTGGCCATCAGTACAGCATCGGCAAGCTGAGCGCCTTCAAGCAATTGCATGTCGCCCGGCGTGTTGCGCCGATCCTGACTGGCCTGGCTGATATGGCGATGGCCTCTGAAGGTAAGAAGCTTGACTTCAAGCAGGCTGTTGAACCCATGGTTCTCGCAGTGTCCAAATTGTCTGACGAGGACACCGAGATGATCATCGGGACTTGCCTGGAGGTCGTTTCGCGAAAGACCGGGAATAAGACTGCGGCCCCCGTATTCAGCTCTGGTAACTGCATGTTCGATGACATCGACATGATGGGGCTGCTTCGCCTGACTGCTGAGGTCATCAAGGTCAACTTGGGAAATACTTTCGGCGCACTCCTTACCGCCGGCCAGTAAGTGCTGGTTTGGGGGTGCGCGTCGAAACACTCCCGGGTGGCGAGGATTGGCTCTTGAGGCCGGTTCTCGAAGGGATGTGCAAGTACGAGAGCCTGAAAGACGGCACCTTGGATCTTGCCGACGTATCACTCATGAATGACGCCCTCGATGTGAAGGCGGCAAATCTGGAAAAATCGAGGCAAGCCAATGGCTGATCAGAACGTCATCCGTGAGTTTCTGGTCAGCCTGGGCTGGAAGATTGACGACAAAGGCGAGCGCCGGTTTGTTGAAACGGTCGAAAAGTCCACCAAGCGCGTCATTGCATTGGGGACGGCTGCGACCGCCGCGGCGGCTGCTGTCGTTGCCGCCACCGCGAAGATGGCTGCGGGCCTGGAGGAGATCTACTACGCCTCCCAGCGCACCAAGACATCGTCGCAGAACATTCTGGCTTTGGGCTTTGCCGCTGGCCAGGCTGGGTCATCCGCGAATGCTCTGCGCGGATCGCTGGAAAACCTTGCGCGCCTGATCCGTAGCGCGCCTGGTTCGGAGAACTTGATTCAAAGCATCGGGGTGCAGACCCGAGATGCAAACGGACAGCTAAGGGACACCGGGGAGGTCCTGACCGATCTTGGGGAACGCCTAAAGGCAATGCCCTACTATCGGGCAAAGGCTTACGCGGACGTTCTGGGTATCGATGAGAATACCCTGATGGCCTTGCAGCGCGGCCTGGGTGAGTTCAGTTCCGAGTATCAGGCGATGCTCAAGGAGGCTGGGCTTAACACCGAAGAGGCCACGAAGGACAGCAAGGAGTTCATGAATCAGTTGCGCCTCTTGGGCGCGACGTTCGACATCCTGTCCAAGAAGGCCGGCACCAGCTTGCTCAAGGGCCTGGGCGATATCGTCCAGCGCTTCCAGAAGTTTGTACGCGAGAACTTCCAAGAGATTAACGAGATCATCGTTCTTCTCGGGGATACGGCTGGCGGCTTCTTGAACCTGCTTGGCCGAATAGGGACTGCGATAGGCCCCTACCTCCGCGATGCGATCAAGTACATCAAGGAATTCGGCGAAGAGGTAGACAAGGCATTCGGCCATCTGGATTTCTCGGACGCAGTAACCCAGTTCAAGAGGCTGGGTGATGCGATCGAGGCCATCTGGAAGCAGATTGAGCCCTTCCTGAAAAAGCTTGGCCTGGGCGACCTGGGAGGCTTTCTCCAAAGTTCGGCGAATGAGGCGGCTGATTTGGCCGCGTTCGGGGCGGATCTTCTTAATGGTGAACTGCCTAGCACGGCCATCAAAAAGCTGATGGAGCGGCGGAAGGCTCGTAGAGAATCTTCCGGCGGCGAATATTCCTCCACTTCAGGCGATCCACGGGGCATCCGCAACAACAACCCCGGTAACTTGGTCTATGTTGGACAGACCGGGGCAAGTAAGGAAGCCAACGGGCGCTTTGCGACCTTTGCCAGTGCTCAAGAAGGGTTGAATGCCCTGGCAGCGCAGTTGCGGCGCTATGGTCAGCGTGGGCTGAACAGCATCCAGTCCATTGTCAATACCTATGCGCCGGCGAGCGAGAACAACACGGGCGCCTATGCCAACTATCTGGCGCAGAAGATGGGTATCGACACGAACACTCAGTTTGATGTCAATTCCGATCCCGCTGCGCTGGCGGCATTGATCCGTGGGATTGTCGAGTATGAGAACGGACGCAACCCGTATAGCAACGACATGATCGCCCAGGCGGCCAGGATGGCTCCGGTCAACCTTACCCAGAACGTGCAAATCAGCGTTGCAGGTACGGAAGACCCCTACGCCACAGCTAACGAAGTAGCGCGACAGCAGCGGGCCATCGGGTCTGACGCAATCCGGAACTTGAGAGGCGCAACGCGATGATTATAGGTGACGTTCTCAGCTCAATATTCATCCGTCGCCGTCGCTCGATCGCGGATGTAATTCCGGATGTGGCCGTCGAAGAGATTCACAGCGATGATTTGATCATTACTGACCACCCTGTAGAGCAAGGGGCGGCTATCTCTGACCATGCTTTCAAGAAACCGGCGGAAGTGTCGTTGCGGTATGGCTGGTCTGATAGTTCAGCCATCATCAATACGCTGTTTGGTGGCCGCACGATCTCTGTGCAGGAGGTCTACAACAAGCTTCTGACCCTACAGGAATCGCGGGAGCCGTTCGACCTGATAACTGGAAAGCGCGCCTACAACAACATGCTGATAGTCAGCCTGAAGGTCGAGACAAACATCATGACCAATGATGTGTTGTATGTCTCCGCCATCTGCCGGCAGGTCATCATTGTTCCGACGTTCCTGACGACCGCTGCGCCTACTGAAGACCAGGCCAGCCCGGAAGTGACCGGCCCTGTCGAGGTCTTCCCTGTGGAGCAGCCTCAGCCGCTGGAAACCATCCCTGATGGCATCAACACCGTCGAGGGACTGCCAGGGAGCACGCTATGAACGTCTTCAAAATTCCATTGGCCAATCGCGCCCAGACGTTCCCAATCGTGCTGTCGAACGTGGAATACCGGTTCCTGATTGTTTGGCGTGATCCACAGGGCTGGGTGCTGGATATCCTCGATAGCCTGAGCAACCCTATCCTGTGCGGCATGCCGCTTATTCCTGGCGTGAACCTGCTTCGGCAGTTCGACTACCTGGGGATCGGCGGCGCGCTGGTTGTGCTGACTGATGGCGCGGCCTTGATCTACCCGACCTATACGGGTCTTGGGCAGGAATCGTTGATGTACTACGTAACGGAGTAGGCGATGGCGGATCAGTGGCTACGCAAAGCGTCTCTGGTCCTAGAGAACGCGGCTGGGGACCAGTTGGATATTTCCCAACTGCATTTCAAGTTCTCGATCTCGGCGGCAGATGTGCAAACTCCGGCTGCCGCGCAGATCCGGATCTATAACCTGAGCGACAACACCGCCCAGCGCATCCAGAAAGAGTTCGCCAAGGTGACGTTGAGAGCCGGGTATGAGGAAAATTTCGGGACGATCTTTGTGGGCGATGTGAAGCAAATCCGCCGTGGCAAAGAGACCTCGATTGATAAGTACCTGGATATCACGGCCGCCAATGGCGACATGGCTTACAACTTTGCGGTAGCCAACTTCACCCTTGCAGCGGGATGGACGGCGACCGAGCTTTACAACGCGCTGCTGCAAGAACTCTCTCTGTATGGCATCACAGCGGGCTATGCGCCGCCGCTGCCCGCCACCGTATACCCGAGGGCCACTTCGTTCTATGGAATGGTTCGGGACCGGCTGAGAGAATTGGCGGCGATGGTTGGCTGTTCCTGGTCGATCCATGACAACCGTCTGTACCTGATCCCGATTTCTGGGTACATCCCCGGAAATGCTGTCGTATTGACCTCCAAGACCGGCATGATCGGATTCCCTGAGCAGACCATCAACGGTATCCAGGTGCGGTGCCTCCTGAATCCAAACATCTTCATCGGGCGTGGCATTGAGATTGATAACGAAAGCGTTCAGGAGGCGCAAATTAACGCTGCCTACACCGCGTTCAATTACTTCCCAAGTATCGCTCAGGATGGGAAATACAAGGCGCTGGCGGTTACGCACATGGGCGACACCAGGGGGCAGTCTTGGTACACGGATGCAATCTGCCAAGCCATTGATGGAACAGCTCCTATGAGCAAGTCAATTCTTACGGTGGTGCCGAACAATGGATAGACGCGAACGTTGGAACGACCCAGAGGAAGCGATGCGCGCGGCCATGGATGCGCGGCAATCCGCGACCCATACGGCCATGCCGGGGATCGTAGTTTCGTTTGATCCTAACGCGGTGACGGTTGCAGTCCAGCCGGTTGTGCAGGGGACGGTACAGGCCTCTACCGGTGAATATTCCACGGTCAATTTGCCTGTCTTGCAGGATGTCCCCGTGGTATTCCCCCGTGGTGGGGACTGCACCCTGACGTTCCCTATATCCGCCGGGGACGAAGTGATGTTGGTCTTTTCCAGTCGCTGTATTGACGGCTGGTGGCAGACTGGGCAGGTTGGGCCAGCTATCGACTCGCGGATGCACAGCCTGAGCGATGCGGTGGCGATTCCTGGGCCTTTCTCGCAAGCAACGAAGATCGGCGGTATCAGCACGTCGGCAACTCAGCTTCGGAGCAATGACGGGTCCACGTACATCGAACTGAATCCGTCCACGCAAAAGGTAAAGATCGTTGCCCCTGGCGGGTTTGAAGTGGTGGCTCCAACTTCGGATTTCTCCGATCAGGTCATTATTCGTGGCTTGCTGACTTTCCTGGCGGGGCTGAACGGTAGTACTGATGCCGGCGGCGATGCTGCGGCTATTACGGGCGTCTTGCGGGTCGTAGGCCAGATCATCGCGAACGGTAAGCGCGTGGACGATACCCATGCTCATTCCGGCGTCCAGCCAGGTTCTGGAAATTCTGGCCCTGTTGCGTGAGGTTGATATGCGATATCGAAAGCTAGACGAGAACGGGGATTACGTCTTTGGGAACGGGCAGGCGGACTTCTACCGAGACGTGCCGGATGCGCCGGCCCAAGCTGTGGCCACGCGGTTGAAGCTATGGACCAATGAGTGGTTCGCCAACATGGCAGATGGCACGCCCTATCTTCCGTTTGTTCTGGGTCGAAACACCGAGAACAGCTATGACGCGGTGCTGATGGCTCGCATCCTGGATACCACTGGCGTGGTCCGGATCGATGAGTACAGCAGCGCGTTGGATAGGGACACCCGAAAGCTGTCAGTTGCTGCCACGATCACGACGCAGTACGGACAAACACAGGTTGAACAGACGATATGAGCACCGCGATTACTCCGTACATCGACGCCACGGGATTTCACGCGCCGAGCTATCAAGATGTCGTGGACTACTTCAAGGGGAAGTACCGCGAGATCTATGGCAACGACATCTACTTGGAGGCGGATTCGCAAGACGGCCAGCTTATCGGCGTATTCGCATTGGCATTCTACGACTGTGTTTCGCTGTCGTCGGCGGTCTACAACTCGTTTTCGCCATCAACGTCCCAGGGCGTTGGGCTGTCCACCAACGTCAAGATCAACGGCATCCGCCGGCGCACGGCGACCAACTCAACGGTAGACCTTATCATCGTCGGCCAGGCCGGGACGGTGATCAGCAACGGGCAGGCGATCGACTCTTTCGACAACCGCTGGCTGCTTCCTGCATCGGTCACCATCCCGCTGTCAGGTTCCATCACCGTGACGGCTACTGCACAGAATGTAGGAGCCATCAACTCGGCCCCGAACACGGTTACCCGAATCGGTACGCCTACGATGGGGTGGCAGTCGGTTACCAATCCTCTGGCTTCAACGCCGGGCGTTGCGGTTGAGTCTGATGCCGAGCTCCGCGTCCGCCAGACGGTATCTACTGCGCTGCCATCGAAATCGGTTTTGGACGGGACCATCGGCGCCGTTGGCAATGTCAGCGGGGTCACCCGGTTCAAGGGCTATGAGAACGACACGAACTCCACATCAGCCGATGGTCTGCCGGCGCATTCCATTGCGATCGTGGCCGAAGGCGGAAGCAGCGCCGATATCGCGCAGGCTATCGCCGTCCACAAGACACCCGGCACGTACACCTACGGGACTACCGCCGTCACGGTATACGACCAGTACGGCGTTCCGAACACGATCAGGTTCTTCCGCCCCACAGTGGTGCCGATCAAGGTGGTCGTGAACATTCAGGCGTTGCAGGGTTATTCGACGCCCTATGCAGACCAGATCAAGGCGGCTGTGGCCTCCTACATCAACGCTCTTGGGATCGGAACCGATGTGCTCTACACGAAGCTCTATACCCCGGCTAACCTGCCTGGCACCGCTTCGGGCGATACCTTCGATATTGTCTCGGTTCTTGTGGCTCGTGATGCAGGCACGCCAGCGGCGGCCAACGTGGCAATCACGATTTCCGAGGTGGCGGACTGCCAACTGAGCAATATCACCGTCAACGTTACCCCGTGAGGCGATCATGGCTGACAACAAATACACGGCCAAGATCACCAGCGAACACAACCAAAAGCCCAATTTTATGGGTGTTGTGTTCAACAACACCGAGCCTTTCGCATCGGTTCAAGATTTCTTGGGCACTTACACCCCCAGCTTTGATCTAGATTCTGCCATTGGCGTCCAGCTCGATGTGGTTGGCCAGTGGGTCGGTAGGTCACGGTATGTGGATATCCCGTTGACTGGAGTCTATTTTTCTTGGGATGACCTTCCGAGCATTGGATGGGATTCCGGGGTGTGGAAAGGTGAATTCGACCCGGATAGCGGGCTAATTTCGCTACCGGATGATTCTTACCGAACTTTGCTTAGGGCCAAGATCGCGGCGAACTCTTGGGACGGAAGCATCCCCGGGGCATACGCAATTTGGAATGCAGCCTTCAGCGGCCAGTCCTACATCGTCATTCAGGACAATCAGGACATGTCCATGACGGTGGGAATTGCCGGCCAGCCCCTGGATATCGTCACCAGGGCATTGCTGACGAATGGGTACCTCCCCCTAAAGCCAGAGGGGGTGCGTATCAATGTCTACTCAATCACACCTGTAGCCGGTCAACTGTTTTCGTGGGATGCTGAAAGCGAAGCGCTCGCGGGCTGGGAGGTGGGGAATTGGGGTATCGAAATAACTCCTGGAGCCTAACATGGCGGTGAATGACTTTCTTCCGTTTGCAACTTCTGATTCCAACGTTCTGACCCAATCTGAATACGTGGCGGATGCCCAGCGGGTAAGCGGAAACGTGCCAGGCGTGGCTCGGTCCAAATTGGTAAACAAAGCTGCAAGGCAGGCCGCATTCATCACGTCGATGATCGGGCAGTTCATCGCAGATCAATCTGGGTTGGATGCACTGGACAACGGTGATGGAGCGCTTCTCAAGGCAAACTACATCAAGGCGCTTCTTGGTCTAAACCAGTCCAGCCGATATGGTACGGACACGGGATCAGTCAACGTCTATCAAGTAGCCTATTCTCCTGCGGCGACCTCCCTGGTGGACGGATCTGCGCTGCTATTTAAGGTAAAAACGACCAATACGGGAGCATCAACTTTTTCACCGAACGGGCTAGCTGCGAAACCGCTTGTCGGGCTGGCTGGCACGGCGTTGCAAGGCGGTGAATTGATCGCAAATGGAACTGCCGGGGTTGTCTATTCGTTGGCGTCAGATAGCTGGGTTTTGCTGTATTGCAGTGGCGGCCGTCTTCAGATCCCGAATGGCACCCAATCTAAACATGCCGTGACGCTTGGCCAGGTTCAGGCCTTGATTCCCTCCGTGCCTAACGCATCTACTACGGTGGCGGGCATCTCGCGGTTCTCGACGGCGGCCGAAGCTCAATCGTGGTCTGAAGCTGCCACAGTACTGACGCCGTCTTCTCTGGCCCAGTCATTTGGGGCTGCCAACCAGTCGCTGGCGCCCAACGGGTATCAGCGGCTGCCGGGCGGCTTGATTATCCAGTGGGCGCAGGGCCCGGGGGCCAACCCGGCACAGGACAGCACGATCAGCTATCCAATCCCGTTTCCGACGCGCACTTTGCAGGCGGTTGCGTCCATGACGACGGATTGCGACTGCATTGCTCAGGTAACTTCGTTCACGCAAAACACGGTGACCGTTCGACTGGACCAGATCGGTTCATCGGGTGCGGGGTCGGCGCCTCGCGTCATCGCAATCGGTCATTGAGGACTCGGATATGTATTTCTATAGCGCAAAGAAGAATGCCTTTTACCCCGCCGCCATGCAAGCGGATTACGAGGCGGCTGGGTCGTGGCCGGAAGATCCTGTTGAGGTGAGCGAAGAGTGCTTCGCAGAGTTCGCGCTGGCTGTTGCGCCTGTTGGCAAGCGGCGCGAGGCTGGCCCGGATGGTATGCCGAGGTGGATTGATATTCCCGCTCCGAGCCGTGATGAGCGGGTGTCGGCGCTTGCAGCTGCGGTCGAGCGACATATGAACGCAGTTGCCATGAGCTATGAGTTCAAGGGCATTGATGATGCCATTTCATATGCCGACGAGGCCGCCGTGCCGAAGTTCCAGGAGCAGGGGCGAGCGTTTCGCGCATGGCGAAGCGTGGTTCGAGGTCGGTGGTTCGACATAAGAGACGGCGGCGCCGAATTGCCTACGGAGGCAGCATTGCTGGCCAAACTGCCTCCAATAGTTTTAGCGGACACGCCAACATAATCAAAGGTCCGCTGCGGCGGCCGCTTTTAGTCTAAAGGAATGCGCATGGAACAGCCGCAATACGGCGATCTTGTGAGTCGCGTCTCTGTGCTGGAACGGCGGGTTGACCGCTTGTATGCGTGGGGTGCTGCGGCTTTCTTTACTGGCTCGCTCTTGAGCGGTGGCTATATCTGGTTTGGGAATCGAAGCGTGAACCAACTTGACCAGGTAATCGGCTCGGTTAACTCAGTCCAGACCGATGTGCTTCTAATCAAGAAGGACGCTGAGCGCAAGGACCGAGAATGGCGGCTAATTACACAGATGGTGAAAAAAGGGGGGGCACCCGATGTATCAAAAACTCTCAACGATGAGTAGGTGTGGCCATGAAGCTAGTCCCTGAATGGCGCTCATTGTGGCGCTCGCACTCCGTTCAATTCCAGGCTGCTGCGGCGGCCTTTTTTATTGGCCTTGGGAGCATGACCGATGTTGCTATCGAAGTTTGGCGAAATCTTCCGGACGATATCAGGGCTGTTTTCCCGCCCTGGTTTGTCTACGGATTCGGTGTTGCCCTCATCGTCGGAGGCATCCTCAGCAAGTTTTACGTCCAACGCAAGCTCACCGATGCCCGCGAAGCCGCCCAGCAGAAGTCCGGATCCGACTCTTGAAGAGATCGTATCCAAGGCCATGGAGCCTGCTTTTGCGCTTCTACCCGCCAAGATGGATACGAAGGAAGCCCGGTGCATGATGCTGGCCATTGGCCTACAGGAAAGTCGGTTCATTCATCGGCAGCAGATCGGCGGACCAGCGCGGGGCTTCTGGCAGTTTGAAAAAGGCGGTGGAGTGAGGGGAGTCATCATGCATGCTACTACCCGGGGCTTAGCACAAGCGGTCTGCAAAGCCCGAGGGGTGCCGGCAACGACGGATGCCGTCTATGCGAGCTTAGATCAGGACGATGTATTGGCCGCAGCATTCGCGCGTCTTCTGCTTTGGACTGATCCCAAGCCATTGCCGGCACTCGGAGAACTAGAAAGCGCCTGGGAGCTATATGCTAGAACGTGGCGTCCAGGGAAGCCCCATCGCCAGACCTGGGATGGCCTATACAACAGAGCTATGCAGGCGGCGCGATGAGTGTAATCCTAGCCAGTTTGTTGACGAAATATTGGCCAGCACTATTGGGCGGTCTAGCCTTCGTTCTAATGCTGTTCGGCGTTCGCCGACAGGGGAAAGCCGATGCGAGAATCGAGATTCAGAATCAGCTCAATGAGCAGGCATCCCGCTCAAGAATGGAGTCAAGAAATGTCCAGGACCGGGTTGCGCGCAAGAGCGATGATGCTGTTTCTGATAGCCTTAAGTCTGAATGGCTGCGTGACTCAGGAAAGAGTGGGCGTTGAATATTGTGACCACTCTAAACCCGTGTACTTCGATTCTTCGGAACAGGTGGATCAAACCCCAGCGCCTGTGCGCCGCCAAGTTTTGGAAGGCAACGAGACTTGGGCGGCGCTGTGTCGATAGTGGTCAAGGTAGATCTTGATAGCCTCCACCAAGGTTTTTATGAACAACCGTAGCGGCTAGTCTCTCTTGCGGGTCGGGGTGAAAGCCAGGTCCAGAATGACTGAACGGCCTGCTCTCGACCACGGAAAAGTGAGGGAAAGCGGTGAACATCCGCTCGTACTGATACTTGTGCGTAAAGATTCCGCTACGGTGCGCATATGGCCGTTTGGTGGGTATGTCAGGCGCGAAGTCGGTAATACCAATGAACCCGCCATTCTTCAAGCATCGGTCAGCTTCAGCCACAACACGGCTGAGCAGATCTCGGTCCACTAGATAGAGGCAGAACCCGAACAGGATGAAGTCGAAAGAGTGATCCGGGAATTCCAGCTTGTCGGCAGTTCCCACACTCAAGTTCAAA